CCATCAGCACCATATGCCTCATAATTAGCATCAAGCCGATCTAACTGATTCATAAACTCAGTCAAATCATGACTAGGCTTGCTAGTCACAGCCTGCACAAATTCCATATACTTATTCAAGTCAACTTGGTTAGTCATTTGTCAATCCTCTAAACATTTCTTTTCTACCGTCTTCACCTAAGATATGATCAAAAATCTCTCTTGTTCTCTGTAACATAGCACATGCTAACATCAATTGATCTTGTGGACTAGGTGCAGATTCAATAGCAGTATCTATGACCGTCATCATAGTTTCCATTCTTTTTTCAAGCGGATCGAATGATTCGGACATTAGAAAGCCCTCAAGATGATCATGTCATCATTAAATCGACCATTTGGTGTCACACTGACTGCTTTGATATCCTTGAAAAACTTTCTTGCCGCGGGCTTAGATCCCATGATCTCTTTGATCTGAGTTTCAGGCTTGCGCAATGTCTTGCCTTCGCTCTGCTTTGTGCAAAATCCTGTCACAGAATTATTTTTGACACTTAGAGATTTTGCGTATTCATCAGCAACAAAGTGATAAAGTTTGCGTTTCTTAGTGTCGTACACCCATGCTTCAGTAGCATTATGCAACTTGGTAGGAGGTATACTTACTAGTTCAAGTTTTTCAAGAGTGAAAGTTTTAAGATACTTCAACTTACGGACCAACTTTTCTACAGATACCGGCTTCTTAGCGCGAGGCTTGCGACCGTTCTTTTTAATGTTGATGTAACTGTTGATTTCCGCAATAATCGATTCGATAGTGCCTATGATATTACGAATTTGAATCTTACCTAGATGAGCATATGCTTCGTTTAGTTGCTCATCCTTTCCTTGCTGTAATTCATAATACTCATCAAGTTTTGTTTTCCAGGCGTCGACCAAGATATTGACATGCTGGGGCAATATATTAAATTGCGTCAAGACCTGTACAGGATTGATATTATTATCTTTCTTGCAACCTTCCTTGATATAGTCATCCCAACGACCTTCAAGTTCTCCGCCTGCTTCATGTGCCTTATCGCGCATGATCTCTTGAACATTCGGGCGATTGCTAGGTGCTTTCTCGGTAGCGATCACTACCTCGATAGTCTTAGTGATTCGTTCGATTTCGTCCTCGAGGCGCTTGGTATGTTCCTCATTTACATAACCACGCATGAAGCAACGCGCCAGATAACCATAACTTGTGATAATCTGATTCTCATGTACTCGGCGAACACTTTTCGCCTTATCTGATTTGCCCGTTGCATCAAGATATTGTGCGATGAATTCGCGGGCATCTTTTTTGTCGTAGAAATGCCCATACCAAGTAAGTGCTGCTCCTAATGTCCATTTACTACCTTCTGCGAAAGTAGGTTCTGACCCAAAATACTTTGCGTCGGGATCCCTAGGATGCAGTTCTTTAATCTCATGCGTTTTGGTACGAGCCATTTGTGTCTCCAGATTATCAACGATAATATATATTCTAACACCTTTCAGATCGGGTGTCAAGTCCTATTTAAGCCGTTGTTTTAATGACTAAATACTACTATGCCCAAATTATCTCTTTATAGCCCGACCAAACAGAATGATTACAAGTTCATGGATAGAACCATATCCGAGATGTTTACTGTTGGCGGGACAGATTTGTATATACACAAGTACATGGGCCCAAATGCGCAGACACCAAGTCCGGATTATACACAACCACAATATATAAGTCCTGATCCTACACAGATCCAAGATTTGCTATTTTTAGAAAATCGTGATCGTGTGTACGATCCAAACATCTATAGATTACGCGGTCATTATGGCGTTCAAAATCTTGATTTCGATCTAAGCCAGTTTGGCTTATTCTTGAATAATGACATAATTTTCGTTACCGTTCACTACAATGATATGATCGATATCGTTGGCAGAAAACTAATGGTGGGCGATGTTTTAGAATTACCACATTTGTTAGATTATAATCCATTAAAAGAAACAATTCCAGTAGCATTGAAAAGATTTTATTCTATCACAGATTCGAATTATGCAAGCGAAGGCTTTAGTCAAACATGGTATCCGCACTTGTGGCGCATCAAATGCGAGCCATTAGTAGACAGCCAAGAATTTAGTCAGATACTACAAGAGCCTATCAATAAAGACAATTATCTAGGTCAGTGGGATAAAGATAAAGTTTATCCCCCTGGCTATGTCATCAGTTATGGGGACAAGAATTACATCAGTAAGATTGAAGTACCTGCCGGCATAAGTCCACCAAACGAAACATATTGGGAACTAGATCCTAATCAAAATCTCAAGGATATCTTATCGACTTACAATAAGAATATTGAGATCAACAACGCACAACTTGAAGAAGCAAAACGCATTGTACCTAAAGCAGGTTACGATAATAGTAAACTTTATGTCGTACCTACATATGGTGTGTACGAGGCAAACAATACACCTAGTGGTAAGTTAAATCAACCAGCACCACCTATCAATATAATCTCAAGTTCAGCAGGAGCGCCGAGCACCACAGGTACTGTAGTGTATATGCGCAATCCTAAGTATAAGAATCCTAGCGTAGGAATAAAGATAAGCAAGGATCTTGTCAAAAGCATATGGGACATGACTGCTGATATGGATTTAGCGAATAAGTTTGATAAATTTGTGCAAGCAAATCTTGAGATAACAGAAACAAAAGCATATGTGCTTCCTGAAGGTTCAGGCTCTAGAGCCCTAGAAGGACAAAAAGTATTAGCAGTGATGTCAACAGGTCCAGTGACTGGACCATATGGTACAGCCGATAACACTTATGCAACAGCGGATCAAGATCCTACTCAACCTGGATTCACTGGAACTATCAGCACACAGATGGACTATCGTGCAGACTGCGATCCTGCATATCAATATATCACAAGAGCAAGTCCAAGAAGTTTCGGTTATGAGACTGCATACTTGAGCGGTGATGGCTTAGCACCGAATGGCTATCCATCAGGTGCAGGCATAGCATTCCCACAAAATCCGCAAGTGGGTGATTATTTCTTGCGCATAGATTATATGCCACAGATATTATATCGTTGGGACGGACAGTTATGGGTTCGCATATCAACCAATGTCAGAACTCCAGACATGATTGGATTCACGGCTGAAGATAAAGCACAGAAATCAACATTCATCAACAATGAAGCTGTGATATATAACAATAATCAAGAAGAGTTGATACCTTCTGCTCAACCGTTATCAAGCATTTTATCTTTAGCACCAGACAATTTACCACCTCAACCATAAGAGTAACGCATGGCACAGTTTTTTTACGATAATCAGATACGCAGATTCTTACTACAGTTCGCAAAGATTTTTAGCAACTGGAATGTGACTAAGGGTAAGGATCCAAACGGCAACGACATACTTGTTCGCGTTCCTATCATGTATGGTGATCAAAGCAGATTAGTATCTACTGTGATCGCAAACAATAGCGCAAGTAACTTACCATCAGCACCATTATTCACATATTGGATAACTGGTCTAGAATATGATCAGCGTAGGATGCAAGAACCAACATTCATCGATAAGATCAATGTTCGTCAGAGAGCCTACAATCAGGAAACACAAACTTACGAACAGACACAAGGTCAAGCATTCACTGTAGAAAGATTGATGCCTGTTCCTTATACATTGCGCATTCAAGTAGATATGTGGACTACTAACTATAATCAAAAATTAGAACTAGTAGAGCAATTAGGCACATTATTCAATCCTGCACTAGAAATACAAAGCACGGACAACTTCGTTGACTGGACTTCATTGACAGTCGTATATCAAGATGGTATCACATTTAGTTCAAGAACTATCCCACAAGGTACAGGTAATCCTATCGATGTATTGAGTTGGAAGTTCTATATGCCTATATGGATCAGCACATCAACTAAACTCAAGAAGATGGGCGTCATCAACAAGATCATTGCTAGCATCTATAAAGGCAGCGCATTACAAGATATACAAGATGAAGATTTGTTATTAGGTACTAGACAGAAGATCACTCCATATGGATATAAACTATTATTGATCGGTAACACATTACAACTATTACCTGCCAATGAAGCATTCTATCCACCTAATACTGATTTAGACAATCCAACTCCACCTAATACTAATCTATATTGGTCTAGCCTATTGAACGTCTATGGTAAATTCAAGCCCGGAATAAGCCAGATATGGTTGCAGAATCCATTCATGGAAGATGATATAGTTGGTACTATAGTTCCTGATCCAGTCGATGATAGATTATTGATATACAATATCGACCCTGACACATTACCGCAAAATACATTGAACCCTGTCGATGCTGTAATAAACCCTCAATTGACAGGACCAAATGCAGGATTGCCCGGTCCTATAGGGGGCAGGAGATATCTTATCGTTGAAGATATCGGTAGCGTGGGAAGCCCTACCGTGAGTTGGGGTAATTTGGTCGCAAAAGCAAATGATATAATTGAGTATGATGCAGGTACTAGTTCATGGTTCGTGAGTTTCGACGCAGAGCAATCTACTTCAGTTGAATATGTGACCAATTTAACTACAAACATCCAGTACCGTTATGTCCAAACTGAAGGTCAATGGATGAAATCATACGAAGGTTGGTACGATCAGGGCGACTATAGTATTGTAATCTGATGCTGTATTTGCTATACTGATAGCATATGAAAAACACCTCGGCAGGAATATTCTTTTATTGCATGAATACGGGCAGGTTCCTATATCTGATGCGTAGCGATGCCAATTATGCTTGGGGTGTCCCTGGTGGAAAGATTGAAGAGAATGAAACTTTGTTAGAGGGTTTACAAAGGGAATGTCTAGAAGAGATAGATTTTTGGCCTGCCAATCCGAAACTTGTTCCAATACAAAAGTTTGTAAACAATTCATTTACATATCATACATTCTTTTGTGCTGTCGATGAAGAATTTGTCCCTCATCTTAATGATGAACATGTGGGATATGCATGGATAGGACATGATCAACATCCTAAACCTATGCACCCCGGCTTGTTTAGCACTATCAATATTGATATTGTTAAAGAGAAATTAAAAAGCCTTACAGAAAATAAAAACGGGGCCTAAGCCCCGTTTTTACGATTGATTGAATCAATCAACCATTGATAAACATCTTGAATGCTTCTACGCCAGTAGCACCTAATACTGCTGCTGCGCCCATCAACATCCATTTTAGTTTTTCCATACTACTTAACTTGTCCGCTAACTCATCATGCGACTTTTTATTATTATCTTGGAATTCCTTGAGAATAAGTTTAGTCTCATCCATGTTACGGTCAAGGCAATCATGTAAGTCTTTCACTTCGACTTTTAATTCGTCCATCTTTTCGTCCAATACATCGAAACGAACCCTTAGGACAGCGATCTCGGTCTCCGCTTGTTCGACTCTTTTCACTGCGTTTACAGTAGACATGATTTATCCTTATTAAGCGCCAGTAATAGTGACGATTGGGTATGGCTGACCACCATAAGTGTTTGCAGCATAAGCAGTATTGAATGTACCGAATGCTGGGCTACTGTTGTTGATGTTTGCTGTCTCATTTGGAAGAGCAGTTACACCTGAATCTGCTGTGAAGATTTCAACAGTGTGATCACTTAATGATTGTACCTTAGTCGTTGCTGCGTTGGCATAAGTTGCTGTGATAGTCATCGTGTTTGGTAACAATGCTGTGTTGGCAACGTTTGCTGTATAGCAAGCGGCTGTCAAACCTGAAGTTGTACCTGTTACAAGATACTTTTGCTTACCCTTCTGACGAACGATAAAACCTGCTTCTGGTGTGCCGTATGTATAAGCAGCGCCTGATACATTGGCTGATGCGTTTGCTGCAAATGTAGCGAATACTGCGTTTGCATTTGCGATGTCATCGATAGTACCAAGAATGTTACCATCAACATCATATACGATTGTACCATCTACAAATGTGTTTGCAAAGTCAGTACCAACACCGTCTAGGTTTGGACTGTCATCTGCACAAGTGATTGTGCCCGTACCTGCAACACCTATACATACACCTACAAGTACTTGTGTACCATAGATTGCTGTATTACCACCTACTACTGAGTAAGTGTTTGCGTTTGTTGCTGGATAACCTGCACCACCATTTGGATTGTTGAAATAAG